GTTTACATGCGTGTATCGCATATCATATAGATCTAGCTTATAGCATATTTCATTAGCCAATGGTTTGGCCTTAGTATTAGACATTATATATTTATGCTTTAAAAAAATATACGGACAAATAAGTTATTAATAGAATACCAGCACTAATATTGATTGTTTTCACAATTTCATTTTGATATTGGTTTTGTAAATTGCGATGTCTCTCATTCGCTCCACTATTATTGTTTTCTAGGTTATTTGCTAAATCAGCATATTCTTTGTTTTTGCAAACTTCAAACTCAAAGCAGTTTGTCTTTTTTTCATCCCATTTTCCACAAGATAATTTATCTGACTTGTCGGTGCAGCAATAACTTTCCCATCGCGGTTTATTCTCCCCTAAATAATTTGGACATATATCTTTTACATCATCATATACTCCAGATGATACATAATAAAAATCGTTCGGGTTATATGCTATTTCTACTGTGGTCATTTTTATATAATTACTAGTTATAATTATATAAATAAGGATTTATATCAGTATAAAATGTTTTGCTAAATATTTTTTACACACAAATACGATAATATTCATAATCCAATGCAGTTGCACTAGACCGCAATATTTTACATACCTGTCCTGGGCGCATTGCTATCGCAAGTGCAACCGGGTCAAATCGAGAAATCTCAGGTAATTGGGTAAGTTCCTTAAGATTATATTTTACTTTTAATTCTTTGACTTCATCATCCGTGAAAATGGTTGTAGGCGGAACAAGTTTGTGCTTCAATATATTAAATTGTAGACGCTGTATGTTATGAACAACTACGAATATACCATCGTGGTCAAATAAATATTTGAGCTTAGCTACTAAAGTGTCATTTGGTTCTTCTTCTATTATTATGACTAATGTGTCATCTTTCGTAAGCACATTCTCAATAGCAAAGAGGTCCTCGATAATTACGTCCAAGTTTTGGGGTCGTATCTGCTTAGCTGTCAAGAAATATTTTATATATGTTTTAACGGGTTTCGATTTATGCGATACCAACATATCCAATTGTTGATTCACAAACATTGCATCTATTTCATTTATGCTAAATCCGGAATAATCGGATATAGTATATCCTAAAGTTTCTAAAATCTCCAAAATATTATTTCGGGATTTGTATAGACTTAAAATGCGGTTGGAATTGGAAGACATTTTGATTATATAATATTACTATGTTTTGTTTATATATTTTTATATTTCATAACTTTCAATTTTCTGATAAACACCAAAGGTGTTTAGCAGAAAAACGACCTTGCAATTTTATAGATGTATTTTTAGAGATTTGAGCTTTAAAATGACACCGTGTAGTCGAATGGAATATCTACTTTATGTGGAGTATTTATCCATTTACTTGGAAATATAACAGTTTTATCTGGCGAATGATTTAGCTTAGTTGCCCATCCGGAAAATGTACTATTACTGCAAATGCCGCCTTTTTTACACATAGACATAAAGTAAATCGAATGAAGCGTATCCATGTTTTCTATAAATGTTTTGTTAATGCCGTTCAGGATTCTATATGTCTTACAAAATGCGATATCATCACTTAAAATGAAAAAATGCGCATCCTTGTTTATAGAAACTATATGTTTTATGGCTTTTGTAAAATATGTGTCATAATCGATTACATATAGTTTATGTCCTACATAATCCCCTCTTCTGATATGAATGAAATACGATGTTTCTAATTGCGGATATGTTGTCCGTAAGCCATCGCATATTTCTGTATTTTGCAACAATTTAATATAATCAGGGCCGGCTTTTTCGATGTATTCTTTGTTAATAAAATAACCCGTTAAAAAATGATTTTCATATTCACTAATAATTTCATCTCCGTGATATTCAAAACACGTTTTGTTGTTGTTAGGTTCATTTAGTGGAGTGTATTTGTCATAATAAGAAATGTCATCAGTTATAACAACATTGAACCGCTTAAACACAGTTCTAGAAAACTCTTCACCATGACTATTTTTCTTCAAGTTTTTTGAATATACCAATACCAAAATAAACGAGTATTTTTTAGCCAAATAATATCCAACTGCGGCTTGGAATAGTTGATTTCCCAATCCACCATGTAATCGGACCATAAGGGTTTTTGCTCTGGAACTTATATTTTGAAAATTATATTGAAATATGTCTTCTATGTTATTTTTATACATTGGAATGTTCAATGGTTCTATTCCATGTTTATTTAAATTATATCCAATTGTTGCATCTTCTGCAAAAAACTTTTCTACTGGTTCCTTGACCAATTTTTCAATACATTTTGATCCCAAATAATATATAGGGCCAGTTGCATAAATATTACCTGGTATAAACTTTAATGCGTTATAGCTACTATTTGAACATTTATTATAATGTCCATTTGAATAATGAGGCTTTACTTTTATTGACATACCCATATAGTTAATATCTTTTCTATTCAACATTTCTATAGTATTATTTATGTAGGTTAAGTTTGGAATGATATCATCATCACATTTAAAAAAACCCCGTATTTCTGGATTCATTAATAATGCCGTTTTTAATAAACAAAGCGTTTTATTTGTAAGGTCTTCATAATTGTCGCCTACGTTTAAAACCAAATATTTATCTTCTATGATTTCATAGTTCGATAATGCAGGATTTCCATATATTACGTACACTTTGCAATCATTAATTCGATTGATTAATATGTCATATAGTAGTGTTGCTTTTTTGAGATACTTTTTACAACTATAAATGAAAAAAAAGAATTTATTGTTATTCATAATTTATATAGTTAGTTATTACAATTTTAAATGGTTTCATTCAATAAATATATAAGAAATACATATGACAATAATGTTGTGTGTTTAATATTTTTCTCGGCATAAAGGGCATCTAGTGCATTTGCTATTGCAACTTGTACAAAGCTTGTGTCCACAAAGTGTTATATATAGGTTTTCCACAGCGATTGGTTCAAAGCAAACGGGACAGTCTTGAGGGCCTTCTTTTTTATAAACATCTGTTGCCATTTTCTTAAATGTGCGTTCCAATTTAGTAAATTGCGAGGCTTTGATTTCCATTGCTCTATATGCGCGTTGCCATTTTGTCAATCGTTCAGCTTGCTTCTGGATAGTTATGCCTTGTTCTTTTACTGCAGCAGAATAAGCAATTTTCTCGCATTTATATGCGCGTATTCTTTCTTTGTAATCGGTTAATTGGGTTGCAGCATCCATTAGTTGTTTTTCCAATTCCTGTTCTCTGGTAAGAGGAACCGGGTATGGCGGTCGGCATTTATCGGCATAAACCACACGTATATTGATTGTATGATTACCATTGTCTTGTATCACTGGAAGACCTATTTTTACTCCTCCACTAGCAATCATACATCGGTAAGTATCTCCATACTTTCCGAAATATGAGTGGGCTTCTTGGATAAAGTCATCCATTGGCGGTATTTCTTGAGGCAAATAAATCGGCCCCGGACCTTCGGTAGTACCGTCAGACAAAACAACTGGCTTGTCCAGGTTATAGGCCAGATATTTACATGGGATGACTAGCTGGTAATCGTGAATGTTTTTTCTGGTATTTTCAGTTAATAGATTGAACTCCCACTTACATACCTTACCTGTGTTGACGAGGTGTTTGGAAACAAACTCCATAAACAAGTCGTTAAATTGTTCTGCTCTAGATAGTTTACGTGACATTTTAATAAATAATAATTAATAGATTTGAATAGCAGTGTTGAAAAGGGCTTAAATAATCAAGTTGATGCGAATAAATGCTATAAACAATTTATAAAAAAGGTATTTCAATTTTCTGCAAACCACTTCGTGGTTTGCAGAAATCACCAATCCTTTAAAGCGCGCCTTTAGGCGCGCCTTGTAGGAATTGCAATTTTCTGATGGATGATAAAATCATCCATCAGAAAAACAACAAGTTGATTGATGCAAACTACACCTATGTCATTTTTTTAATAAAAAACCCCTTTGCAAAATCCAGTAGCCCTCCACTGCTATTGCTGCTAGAAGTTTGTTCTGGCGCTTTTAGTGCTTGATCTGCAAAAGAATCTGTCTTGGCCGGTTCCATTTTAGCCATAGAAATGTTTTGTATAGCACTCGAACCTCCGCTAAAGGATGATGGTTCAGATTGTCCACCGTTCATTAATTCCGGAGTACTCGAACCCGCTGGTATAGTCGTATTATTATCATTACCAGTTGTTACAACTATTTGAGGTGCGAACACGATTTTTCCGTCATTAGGCTCATTATAGTAACCGTTATTACTAGTAGTTGGTTTGACCATTTGGTTGAACATTGGTGTATCAAATGATAATCCATCGATATTTGCCGGATTGATTTCGCTAGGTCTAAGTAGTTCATATGGCTCGACTACTTGAATAGTATCTTCATCATCCGATGGATATTGGGTTTCCACTGTAATAAACTTGTCACCAACGTGTTTTACTTTATGTGGTTTACGACGTTTTCCTCCTCTTAAAAATACAGGTTCTCCCACTTGGAAATCCGGTTTACCACCTTTCATACCCCAGATTTCTTCAAATGTCTTATTTTTCACCCACGTTTTAGTCGCCTCGTCAAATCTATGAGTCATACGCTGTTCTTGTGGGTCATAATATTTTCTCCATTCGTCCCATACTTTTTCGTGCTCTTCCATTTCTTTAGAGGTAAGTCGTCCATATACAGGAGATTCGGAATCAGGTGAATTTTCTTCTGACGGGGGTCGATATGCAGGAGAAACATCTGGATACTGTGGCGATTCGTTATCTAAATAAGGAGGCGGCGGTTCATCGGTTGGAGACTGAAACTCATTGAGAGCCCCAGGCGAAACACTCTCTAAATACTTTGGTACATTTGCATTTTTGGCATTGAACCGATTCGTTTCTTCCACTCTCACCATTTCAGCTACAGTATCTTCATTTGCCGCCGGGTTCATCAATAATTTCGATATATTTTTAGAATATGACATGTTCTCCAGTTGTTCAATATTGTCTTCAGTAATAATACGCATTTGCATATTAATTGTTTGAAGTTCTTGCATAAGAAGTTTCAATGTGTATGGAATAGAAACAATACTAAAAGATCTACCAAATCGAGTTATATCATTGAGATATAGACTATTTCCATCGGGTGCAGTAGTAAACTTGAAAGGACCATCTATAGCTGGACTCATAAACAAATCCTTCTCTTGATTGTATATTGCAATCATTCCAGATTGATTACATACCGCAATTTGATATTTATCGCCCCTCTCCATCATAGATTCTTGCAAAAAGTTGGAAATGCCGTGGCCTATAACTGAATCGCGTTCCATTTCACCTATACGCAATCCACCGTCATTTGCCCTACCGCTAACTGGCTGATGAGTCAAAGCAGTATTTGGACCCCGGGCTCTATAATTAACCTTGTCCTTGACCATATGTTTCAAACGCATATAGTAAGTTGGGCCAATAAAAATGGAACTTTCGACTTGTTCTCCTGTCATACCATTGTATAACACTTCATTTCCTTGTGAATGAAATCCGGCTTTAGCCAATATTTGCCCATATATTTCGATTTTAGAACCCTTATTGACGAATGCAGTGCAATCGCTAAACGCCCCGTAATGGGCCGATGCCTTCCCTATTATACATTCCACTAATTGACCTATAGTCATACGTGTAGGTATTGCGTGAGGATTTATAATGAGATCGGGTCTTAATCCGTCCTTCGTAAACGGCATATCGCATTCAGGTACGACCATTCCGATTGTACCCTTTTGTCCAGCGCGCGAGGCCATTTTATCTCCTAAGAATGGAATACGTTCCTCTCTAACCCGGACTTTAGCAATACGTTCTCCTTCTTCTCCTTCAGTAATAAATGTCTTGTCTACTATACCGATTTGACCCTTTTTAGGCGTTTTTGACCCATCAATCCGGACATTTGCCTTTTGCGGATTATTGGACGTCAAACCTATCAACACCGTTTTATCGTCTACGGGCGTATTTTCGCGAATAATACCATACGCATCCAATTTGCTATAGTCGTATCCGGGCTTCTTACCCACAATGTTCTCTATTCCTTCTATATTGGAGAACTTTTTTTCGCTTATAAAATCCCCGATTTTGGAACTCTCTTCGTGTGCTTCATATGTGGTATAATACGTAGTTCTAAAAAGTCCGCGTTTAAGCGCCCCCTCATTAATCAAAATCGCGTCCTCTACGTTGTATCCGGTATAGCACATAATAGCCACTATTGCATTTTCGCCATATGTGTTCTCTTCGTGATTGATATGTTCCATGAACCGGGATTTGACTAAAGGTATTTGTCCACTATTTAGAACAACCGCGGTCTTATCCATACGCACTGGAAAATTAGTATGATACATAGAAACGGCCTGTTTACTCTGACCGGTGGAGAACGAATTACGCACCGGGGGGTTGTTTTCGGGGAAAATGATTTGATTGCACATAACGCCAAATACCAGAGATTCGTGTATTTCCGAATGCGTGTGAATGGGCAATACTTGGTCTGGTGATACTGCAATGAGTGTATCTTCACTTTCACTAGGGTCGATATAGTCTATAATTGCTTTATCGGACAAAAAGCGTTCCAATTTAGCCGGATTCGTTTCTTTTTCAACACCTTCATATAACTCGTGCAATTCATATATTTGAGGACTATTTGGATTGAAACCGGCGATTTTTTTCTCATTAAATCCTGCCACCAGGTTTTGCCAACTAAACTCTCCTTTCCCAATTTTTCCGGTTATAGCCTTGTTTTCATATGACATTTTCTCCGTGTTCTCATCTTTGTAAAAAATAGGACGACATAGTCTGCCCATATCTGTATAAATGAAAATCGTGTTTTGCTTTATATCAAATGTAGCCGATGTATGAATCGGAAGCAGAGCATTTCGCCTAAATAGCCGGATTTTCTTAATAGTTTCTATAGGTTCTCCCACAACACCTGCCCAATATCCATTAATAATAACTTTTGTCATTTGCGCCAATAATTGCGGTCCACAATCTTCCACTAATCGCATAGATGCTTTTTCCCGCATCCATTGTATAATAGGTTCTCGCGACATACCGCGCGAAATATACGTAGTAATAGCCAATTGTTTATGGAGACCGATATTTCCACCATCGGGGGTATCAATAGGATCAATGAATCCCCAGTGGGAACTATGGAGAACACGTGGACCAACCAGTTTCACACTGGAATCAAGAGGTAGGTTTGTCTTTCTCAAATGACTGATGTATGTATAGAAGGACAAACGGTTGAGATCTTGTACTATACCAATACGTTTAGTATGGGATTGTGCTCCCCAGTTTCCTTTAAATGCTTTTTTGAACCCGGTTTCTAAAATGCGTTCTTTCAATACTTCGCGATAATTCTCCTGTATAAGTGCATCTAGTCGGGTTTCATAAATGTCTTTATTGTAATACAACTTCTTTTCAAACTCCAAATGAATCCCGCGTTGTTGTATTGCATAATATTCTTTGAATAAATCGTATAACAGAGAACCTGCCAATTCGACGCGTTTGTATCGGAAACTATCGCGGTCTGTTGGAACTTCTGTGCCTATAGATACATTTAGCAATCTGAATACGATATATCCTAAATAATACGCTTTTTGGATATAGGCAACTTCGCCTATATGTGGCAGGAAATAATCGGCCAATATTTCGAGAACGTAGGTAACCGTATTGATTTTTGTGAGCGACGCTATATACATTAAGGCAGTTTGTTGCGATAAAACGCCACCTGCGTCGTGAACTGACGGAATAAATAAATCAACCATATTTTCGTATTTCTCTAAATCCAAAAGACACATTGTAATAATGTCCTTGTCCGAAATAATACCCAATGCACGGAAAACAATGAATAGAGGGACCGGTTTTCTCACGTTGGGAATATTCACAACAATGTTTCTATTGCTATATTTTGAACTAGGTGCAACCATTTTAACAGAGAACGTGCGAATGGGTTTAGCCGAGTTCTCCGAAACCGACCGGATTTCTGCGGAATATAAATAATCATCGCCCTTAATATCCTTGATATAGAGCATATTATCGGCGAACTTTTCTTGTGGAACAATGGTTTTTTCTTTTCCATTAATAATGAAATACCCACCTAAATCATTGCGGCATTCGCCCATAGAGAACCTGACGTCGCGATTTAGCCCATTTAGAATGCAATAGTCAGATTGGACCATAATGGGAAACTTGCCCAAATATATTTTTTCTAAAATAGTTGAATGGATCTGTTTATTTGGTTGGGCGAGAGAACGTTCGTTTGCCTCTCTCAATTTAGCAGCATCGGCGGCTGTTAAAATAAAGGGGAGTTCGTTTGCCGGTTTTTCTTTTGCCTGGGTTTTTGTGGCTTTAGGACGTTTAGTGCCTTTTTCTAAGGCAGCTGCCTCTTTAGCCGCTTTAGCTGCCCCGGTAGTTTTCTTGGGAGCACCGCCGATTTTATTATCGCTCCCAGGGCCTCCGGCCCGGGCCCCGGTCCCGGGTCCATGCTCATCGTCATCGCTTCCTGGGTCTTTATC